CCCCGCCGAAACCGTCAGCCGATGGTTCGAACTCCGCTAATAGCCCCGCCAAAAGAAGGTGCGCTTTCCATTTGTGGAATCAACGCACCTTCGCCATTTAAGGTTGCTGAAAGTCTGCTTATGAACAGTCAATGGTATTAGTAATGATATAATAAATATATGAACATAAAGAAAATAAATATTGCTACGGACAACTATGTTATAGGAAGAAACGGGTATATTCCTGAAGCTATAGTTATTCATATTATGCAAGGCAGTTTGACTGGAACTGACGGTTGGTTTCAAGGGCAGAATATTAAGAACGGCATTTATTCATCTTCACATGAGGGAATAGGTAAGAATGGAGAAGTGCATATCTACGTCAACCCAGACGATACTGCATATCATGCAGGACGAATCAATCAACCTATCTGGGCAGGAATTAAGAAAGCTATATGGGGTTCATACATTAATCCCAATTACTACACATATGGCATTGAGAATGAAGGCTTCAGAGGTGAAACGTGGGCAGAAGAACAAATGAAATCTTTATGCCAACGAGTCAAGGAAATCACTACTAAATATAATATACCTGTCACTAGAGCTAACATTATTTCACATCACGAAATTACTGCCGATAAGGAAAATATGTCGGCATGGTGCGATGAAATAGTTAAACGGCTAACACAGCAAACTCCCCCATCATCAGCAGTAAATAAAGAAGAAACAAAGAAGCAAATTAAAGATTTGGTAGATAAATTATAAGATTAATCGTGCCTTATTTTATTCAGATGTATTCATTTAAGACAACACCGTGAATAAAATTTCCAACGAATTACATCCTCTTATTATTGACGGTAAAGAAATATGGACAGACGTGCCGCAGGATTACAATATGCTTAAATACCGGATGTCTAAGCAAAAGGTCGTGGAAGATTTAATTAAAAAACAAAAACGTGTTAGACAAAATAATCGCAATCGCTTCTTCGGTTAGGTGGTGGGCTGTAGTCATCCTTTTGGGTATTGCCGTCTGGCAAGCCCAGACTGATGTTTATACCGCTATTCAGTATCTGCTCGGAATCACAGTTGGAATAGGCACAGTGGACAGATTTGCTGAAAAGATGATAAGTAAATAAATACCTTGACCGAATAAAAAATAAATAAGGATAATTAAAGAAGTCGTGTGTTAAACCACACGATTTCTGATTTTATGAAGAAAAAGACATTTATCCTGATTATCTTGATTGTGATAGGAAGCCTATTCCTAGTCCCCCTTATTGCTCATAGTATTTACTTATTGTCTAATCAGAAAATAGCTGATTCTACTGATTTTATAGCCTATGCAAAGACGGAAGAAGCTCCTAAAACAACGCTAGACGCACTACAATCGCTTATAACGAAACTATTTGGAAAAGACGTAAATATAATCAATAAGATAATTTCGTGTGAATCTGGCTGGAATCCACAAGCCAAGAACGCTTTTAGTTCAGCTAAAGGACTGATGCAAATAATTGACGGAACTTGGAACGCCTACCAGTGCAAAGGTGATGTCCTTGACCCTATTGACAATCTGAATTGTGGTAAGAAAATATATGATAAGGAAGGCTTGAATCCTTGGTCAAGTTCAGCCGCCCAATGTTGGCTTAATTAAAAATAAATGTCTGAAGAAGATTACGATTCAGTTGATGAGAATGACATTGACGAAATTCTCATAGACGATGAGGAAATAGACGAGGAGGAGTAATTATTTTACAACCGTATAGCTAATCTCTGGCCGCTCTTTTAATATTGTAAGTTCTAAAGCGTCTCTTTTCATTTTCCATACTTCAGTTTCAAAACCTTTTACCTCTACCCATTCAATAGAGTTGTCATTATGGGTTACTTCAAAATCAACGTAATAGTTGCGCCAATGTTCTCCATTTATACGAATGTCTATTTTAACTTGCCTTTTCCAACTTTTTATATCTTTCGCCTTGATTCTAAGGTCAAGCTCTTGTGCATAGGCAGCTTCCTTTTTGGATTGGTAAATAATTCCATTGTAAATACAAGAAGTGGCGTGATATTTATTCTGTCTTTTATGAAAAATAATTATCCTCCTGGGTTTAGAGTTCTTTGTCATAACTGTAATTTCGCTAGCGGCCATTACGCACAATGCCCTCATTTAAATCTGCGGTAAATTATTCTTATCAAATTCATCTTTCTTATAAACAAAATCCCAAAGTTTTTCTTTTATGAATTCTTCTAATTGAGGTTGATATTTAGAATTTCTATATGCTTCTTTAGCTATTTCAGATGAGTTTTTTAAAAGATTAAGCCAAGTTGGGTGAAACACGAGCATTGAAGAATTCTTTGCATTTAGCATTTCGAGATTCATTTTGTCCCAAGGACGTTCAACTATTATTTCATTAAAAGTTTTGGTTCTTCTTTTTTCAATTTCCTCTCTTCTGGGCCGATGTTCTTTTGCGCTTCTTTCCATCATTCCGTCTATAACTTCTTTTCTGCCCCTTCTTAAATAGTTTATATACGTTCTTTCTCTCCAATCATCGCAACCTAGAGCATATGAACAACCTAAAACATTTTCTATATAATCGTCGTGCGTCCAAGAATATCCTCTGCCTGAAGCTAAGTGGTAAGCAATACAACGAGGCTCTGCGGCGACCGTTGAACCATACATCCACCAAAGCATATCTGTAAAAAGTTCCCCTCCGCCGTAGGTGCGGTGAATGTCGGGATAACCGCCGAAATCTAAAAATTGTTTTCTTTGAGCAAATACTGAAGCATGACCTTGTGCGGGAACATAAAACCAATGATTATTTATTGGTCTGTAATTATTCCAAGTCCCCTTCCATTCCTCCCCGATTTTTAGGGTATATTGTAGTCCTGTCCGATTATCATTTTCATCTTCAGCAAAAGCTCCCATCCAATTCAATCCACCGTGAACCAACCCACCAGATTCTTCGCAGGCCTTCAGTCCGTATTTAAAAAAGCCAGGAGCATACGCCATATGAGCATCCCCGATGAACAAATATTTTCCCCTCGCTATTCTTGCTCCTTTATTTCTAGCCGAATGATTGCCGCAAATAGGGTCGTATAAAACCCGCCAACGTCTGTCGTGATATGCCCCTCTAGGCATTAAATAAGTTACAGTTCCTCTGTCCCCTGGCTTCTCCCATTCATATTTAGCGTCCATCCAGTTGGCTGAGCAGTTATCAACTACGATTATTTCCATGTCTTTAGGGTCAAATCCGTCAGCCTCCCATGCGTGCCAGATAGAATACATGGTATGTACTATATTAGGAAACTCATTTCTTGCAGGAATTATTACAGATAAAATTAAATCATCTTTAAAATTAGTGTTTCTTTCATATCCATCTTTCATCTGTAAATAGTAAGGACTGTTTTCAAAGGCGTTTTGTAATTTATCTATTACTTTTTGAATTTTATCAGTTGAACTACTCATAAGAAAGCCTCATATTTTAGGATGCCAACAATGTAATAAAACCACTTCATCTGCGACAGTATCTTCTGGAACAGGCTCTCCTTTCTGGTTATATATTTTTACTTCCTCAAAATAGTTGCGGAGATAGGCAACAAGTTCTTGTGAACGATACTCACGAACATGGTAGGGATTATCTGGTTTATCTTTTTTAATCTTCCTGAAATTTCTGTTAGGAGTTGAAAAGAAAAACTCTGTCGGCTCGTTTAATATATGACAGTTTCCTTTTTTATCTCTCTTGGTGAATTTATTTATCAAAGCCCGTAAGAATTTATCTGTATCGTAAATATGCTCTATTACTTCAATCGCCACCACAATATCAAACTTTAGAGTTTCTCTAGTATCTTCCATGATATTGAACTGGTCAAAAGTAAGTTGAGAGGAATAGAAAATGTTATTTTTCTCTCTCGTAAAAGCCTCTTTTGCAAACTCAATGGAAAAACTATTCTTATCAATGCCCCAAACAAAATCAGCTTCTTGCGATAAAATATTTGCTCCAGTTCCTGAACCACAGCCAACGTCCACAATTTTCGGTTTCCAAAAATATTTCGGGTATTGCGGGTGAGCTATTACTTTTTTCATGCAGTAATTCTTTATAAAAGAATACATATTACGTTGCGGGTAATATAAAAGAATCCCATGTTTCGCTCCTTTGGGATTATCTGCGTCTCTATGCGAACCAATAAATTGAGCGAGGTTCGCTAAAATCTGGTCTTTATCATCCATCTCCGGATTTTCTTGGTAGTCAGGGTCGAGGATGCCAAACCTGCTGACCAAAGGGGCAGAAGGAAAGGCCTCAATGTTGTCAGCAGGTTTAGAATCCCCTATCGGCTTAATTTCCTCCACGTTATTTAACTGTGAGTCAGGCACTTTTTTAACCTCCGCGATAGCCTGTTCTTTTAATTCCATTTTTCTTTTCTCTGCTTCTTCTATGGATTTATTGTAGTCGTCATAGCAAAGCAAATTAACGAATTCATCCGGCAAGGGAGTATTACAACGTTCACATTTTTTGTTAAGTAGAAAAGTTGTCATATTTATTATAATTAGTGGTGATAGGGAAGTGTTAAAACCTCCCCATCATCTTTTTTAAGTGTGCAGTATAATCTTCAGCACAATGTTTATGCCACCATCCACCAAACATTTTGCGTTTTGGTTGTGATGTTATGTAACAGTTACATCTTCCGCAAACTAGCCATTTGGCGCAATGCTCCCAAATTGTTTTCATATAACCTCCAAAGAACTATTCAAAAAAAAGTCTTTCTATTTCCTTCTTAAAGATATTATCATAATTATAGGTTTTTAATGCTCGACGTTTTACTTGCAAAGATTTGTTTATTTCAAATTGGCTGGAGATGATTTTAGCCAAGTCGAGATAATATCTTTCATTTTCTTCTTTCGGTTCTCGATATTCAAAGTCAATATAAAGGGCTTGTTCTCCAGCATGTTCCAAGAGCGTACCAACTCGTTTATTAAGAGCCAATAAATTCCCCGACAACATGGCTTCAAGTAAAACGAGCGAGGAGTTTTCGGAAACGGTAGGAAAGATAAAGATGTTACTAAGTCGGAACAAGTCCGACACGACTTTGGGTGAGACTCCGAGTTGGTACTCTTCTCCTTCCTGCGACGTAAAGATGAGTTCTTCATGGTTTATGTTTCTATCCGCCGCCCAAACCATTGTGTCCGCAATCATCTTCTGGTCGCGGGAAGCGTTGGCATGAGCGTTCGGGACTATTAATCTTACTTTATAACCTAATTCTTTTAATTTGGAATGTATCTTAATCACTTTATCCAACCCTTTGCCTGAAATCATGCGGGGAGTAGAAAGGGGATATACGGAAATAATATCAGCGTCGAGTAAGTTGTAATTTTCTATCAGTCTTAACACAAGCGGGTCTAAATCCCAGAAAGTCCGAACATCTCTCGCATTATGCACCACTCTTACATCTTTCATCCATGCTCCGTACATCTCGGCTAACTCCTGCACTTTATCGTGATTTAAATAAACTAATTTAATTCTTCCAGTAGGGTCGTTTAAAGAAAAGCGTGAAGCATGGGGATTATTTTTTAAATCTTCCCTCTTAGAGGGAGCTGAATGAACCCATGCCAATACTTTGCATTTAAGTTGAGGTAAGGCATCTCGTAAAGCGATGTTATACGGAATGAACGTATCAATAAAGAAAATATCATGGCAGATAAGAATGTCTATATCTTGCATATTTGCTTCAAACATCTCCTGCGCTTTTTTTGTGTCCTCTTTCCAGTGGGAGGGAAATTCCAATCCTTTGTAAGGCTCTAAAATCAACTGCGGGACTATTTTTCGTATTTCTACTCCTTCTGGCACTTTGTCGTCGTCCTTAAAAGAGGGGAGAACGAATAGGACTGTTTTATAGCCGTTCTTAACCAAAGCAGTAAGCTGGTCTTTGCAAACACTCACCAAGCTGTAACCTGCGTCTAGGTTGTAAAAGGTGGTCAAAATGCCGATTGTTTTCGTGTTATTCATTATACTTCTTCAGATATTTTCTTGATAACTTGATTGAGAGCATCGTTGAAACCTCCAATCGCGTAACACGCGCCGTAATTATCTGGGTCATTTTTATCTAGTTGTTCTTTTTTCATCCCCTCTGCAATCTTGATAATCCGAGCCCGTTCCCCAGCTTTAATTTCCTCATAATCCTGAATCTTGGAATTGTAGCCGTCCGTGAACGCCGCTAGTTTTATTTTCTCCATTGATTCGGAGAGAAAGGATTCAATTTCATCAAACACTTCACCAATATAACGTTCGTTGCTAGCTTTGATTCGTGTAATAAATCTATCTCGGAAAATCTTTAGGATTTCACTTTTGAGGTCTTTCATGTTTTCTTCTTTCATATCTCTATTCTTTAGTTAATGAAGGTTAAAGTAATTTTCCATTAATTGTTGCTAAATAATCGTCTTTTCCGCAAGAAATAAACCCTAATAATTTATTTATAAATAGCTTCTAAAAATTCTTCACCGCTCATATTTCTCTTCCAACCCATTGCTTCGACAACATCTCCTTTAACTCCAATTTCCGGTGCGACACCAGACATATAAGTTAAATTAGTCGCGGGGTCTTTATAAACACAATGATAAGCATCTACCGTAAAAATCTCTGCTTCTTTTGGTGTTTTCCAAAGTTCATATTTTGTGCGATGTATTCTCTTAGAAGAAAGCAATTCTGATTTTGTGTGTTTAAGAAACTCTGCTATATCTCCGTATTTCATTGCTTGTGTTCTTTGGTCTATATCTTTAATGGCAAGAATTTCCTCAAATGGCATTTTTTTTGATACTACTTTTGTCCACAGTTCTTCGGAAAAGCGAACGCCATTTAAAAGATACAAACCCCAGCTATCAGGATATTCAATGGCTTTTTCTGTATCTGAATGAAGTCTACCTTGGTTATTTCTGGTTATTTTAATTGGCCGCGCACAAACCATTACAAAATCTGTATTTGGCCAAATATAATTTACTGATTCGCATACTTTTCTGTATGCTTCAGCTCGTTCCATAATGTCTTTCGATAATTCTAATTTACAAACATCAAAAAAGAAATTAACAAAAGATGCTCCCCAATACCAACCTCCGACCCAAAATTGTCCTCCGAGCCAATAATGCCAATTTAATTTTGCCTCTCCAACAGTTTCTCTGACAGCTTCTCTGACAGCTCTTACGACAGCTTCGTCGACAGTTTCTCTGACAGCTTCTCTGACAGCTCCTACGACAGCTTCGTCGACAGCTCCTCTGACAGCTACTCTGACAGCTACTCCGACAGCTACTCCGACAGCTTCGTCGACAGCTCCTCCGACAGCTTCTCTGACAGCTCCTACGACAGCTTCGTCGACAGCTCCTCTGACAGCTACTCTGACAGCTACTCCGACAGCTTCGTCGACAGCTCCTACGACAGCTTCTCTGACAGCTCCTCTGACAGCTCTTACGACAGCTTCGTCGACAGCTCCTCCGACAGCTTCTCTGACAGCTCCTTTTTCTTTATTTAAAATTCTACTTGCAATACTAGAGGCTAATCCTCCAACTAAAGGTGAATTAACTCGTACAACTCTAGTTGGATATTTTAATCCAGCTTTTTCATAACAAATGGGCATATATTTATCAAAAGTATCCCAGTCTGTTTCTCCAGTTTGAAGCCCTTTTTTAATCCACATATCTCGATACGCGGGTATTGCGGCTTCTTGTTCTTTTGTGAGTTTTTCTATTTTTTCCATATCAATTAGTCTATAACGTTTCTGGTTTCTAAGCTGAAATAATCGTGCTCCCTTTCGTGCTCTAATTTCCTATAACTCGGTTTAATTACATGAGTCCCGTGCTCCTCATGTGTAAGAGTTCCCGGTTCTAAAAGTTGGATATAAAGATTTCCTAACGCGTCTTTTATAACGACCATTTGCTCTGGTTCTTTAACTTTTAAACGATGGGCGTGTCCAGTAGTTTCACCTAAAGCGAGCACAAATTCACCGTTGTGTTTTTGGATTTCACCTTTAATGGATTCAAATTCTTCTTTTGTAATAAATTTTAATCCTATATCCCCTTGTAAGTGTGTTTTATTCATAGTTATTTATTATTTTAATTTCCCGTTTCTGGTGAAGTATTACAAACGTCGCAATTATCGCATTCCCTATTACATAGCCCTCCGCAATTTTCGCACTCGACTAATTTTCTTCTTTTAACTTCTCCGCATTTAGGACATTCGGAAATTTCCTGTGTTTTCTTAAACTCATGTTCGCACGTCATTGCGTCCACGTCCCCGAATTTTAATTCTCTTTGTAAATCGGTTCGGGATAAATTTTTGGCTTTTAATAACCACTCCCTAACATTGTCTTTATTAACCACTGAAATTAAATTCAATAAAGAACGCTGGTCTATGCCGTAAATTTCATTTTCCGGTATTTGAAACTTCTCAATATACACTTCATAAATCCGCATTATTCTCCTTGCTTTCTCATAAGATAATTGAAATTCGGGGTCTCCTAAAAATTCCATCCACGTTGATTTGCCATTTCCAGTAATAACCCTGTAACGTTTATCTTTATGCAAATAAATCAACTTTTTAGCCAACTCCAAATCAAGATTAAGGTTAGTGTGCTTAATTTCTTTGGCTTCTCGCCATGCCTGATATATTTCCTGCGGATTTAAGTCTGATATTTTCATCATTGATTCTGCGGAACAGTTAAGATAATTACGTCTTTTAATTCCTTGCCTACTTGCTGTTTGACTATATTGGCTCTGACCTTTTTACCAACCCATGCTTCAGTTTCATCTCCTAGGGCTTGGATTAAATTGGTTTTAGAAGTTTTGTTTATAGACAGTTTTTTAATCTCCCCATTTGGCACTGATACAGTTAAAACTAACCTCAATGTCCCTTCTTTAAATTTATTCGGCTCTTCTACTCCTTCATCTAAAATCTCCATTAACTCATCGTTTTTAACGTCCTGATGAGGAATGACGTATTGCGAATCTATTTTTACTTTCATAAGTTATTATTGTTGTTCATCTATTAATGGTTCTGACCCTAAATCTATTTTTACGTCGAGTTTTGCTTTATCCAGCTTTTCGGCCTTTATTTTCTCTTTTTTAAACTCGGCAATTTCATGCTCAACGTCTTCTCTAGCCATTTTATGCAAAGAGTTGGATAGAGCTTTGACTATCTCTTTACCTGAAGTGGCTAATATCTCTTGGGAGTAAGAAGCAAAAAAATCAGCAGTCTGATAGTTTCCTAGGTTTAATTTCCTAGAGAAACTTCTAGCAATAGTTATTTTTAAGTCATTCATATATGGAGTATATTCCTATTAAGTCTGTTTGTCAAGTCTACTATTACGATAACAACCCATGAAATACTTGGCTCTATTTTTAATATCGCCATTCTGTTTCATTTCGGATATTATCTGCCATGTCTTATCTTTTCCTAGTTTCTTTATAATTCCTAAATACATGGCAAAACGTTTAGGTTCGCCGACGAATTTAGAAACTTCTTCAGCTATGTAATGTAATTCAGAATGAATGTTATTCTTCATTGATTATTGAAAAAAAATGTTTTTGTTCCAAACTTAAATCATTATAATCTTGATACTTTTTAAAAGATTCTTTTGTATAAACCATAATTACAATTTGTCCAGTTACTCCATGTATTGTCTTAACTAAAACAAAGCCGTTTACCTCTTTAACTTCTCTTTTTTCTTCCTTCGAAAAGAATGATTTTAAAAACTCTTGCGCATTATTAGATTTATATTTACTCATAACAAATAAGTTTCTCCTTTTACTTTTATTATCCCTATAAGAGTGAAGAATAGATAATAAGATTTCTTATGTTTCTTAATTCAGTCTGTCTTTGCAAAGCCCTTGATGGCTTGTTGTTTCCATCTCAATCTCGTTTAGGAAACACATTAGACTTCTCTAATGAATCGGTGAAATGAACCCGCGCATTCGTACTTCCGTTTCCAGAAAAGAAATTAAGGGCGCGTCCTTTTTTGTCTTTCGGACGCGCAGTGCGTTTTCAGGCGCACCCCTAATTTCTCTTCTATACGGTCAGCGACAGTTGTCGGGAGTAAAACCATACCTCTCCATCTCCATCTCCAGAGAATCAGAAATCATTAAGATTGTAAAAACTAAAACCCGCTAGATGTGATAGCGGGCTTTGGTATATCCATATCACATCTACGAATAATTTAAGTCTAGTAGGTTTTTCATAGACGCTCAAGTGGATAACTCAACGCCTATCCCATGACGGCATAATCGTGTAAAATAATGCGTATGAATGTTGCAAAACAAGACAGCCACGGGAGCGTTTGGTTCAACTGCCCCGCGTGCAAAACTCCGCACAAGATAGAAACAAAAGGTGCAACGACTTGGGGCTGGAATGGGTCGCTGGAAAAGCCAACATTTGAGCCGTCTATTCTCGCTACTTGGGATGAGGGTGAGGAACATACGCCGAAGCGTTGCCACTCATTTGTGAAAGACGGGCAGATACAATTTCTCGGCGACTGCACTCACGAGCTTGCGGGTCAGACCGTTCCGTTGCCTGAATGGGATTATGTCGTGAAGGGATAGGCATCGATAACTCTAAAACGGAATATCCTCTGACTCTATCGGGCGTTTCGCTTCTTTTTCTTTCTCTTCATGGTATAGGTTTTCGAAAGTATCTACCACGTTTCGCAAAGACTCAAAGTTATCTATAAATTCGTCGTGCGAAATTGTGTATTTGCCGTCTGCGGAAGGAAATTTAATTGATATATATATATGCATAATTAAATGTCTATATTAAACTCTTCTTCGACCATTTTATTAATTGATAATATTAACTGCTCTCCATAATCGCCTATATTCTCTTTAACGGCGTGTTCTCTCCAATCAACCGCACTTGATAACCATATTTTGTTTCTATCGCTCTCGACTATCCGGATAGTCCCTTCTTTATCTTGAATGAGTTTGTCGAAAACGCTTTTCTGTATTCCGTAGCCGTCATGCTTAACAAAATAATGCTTGCTAAAATCGACATATTTTTCAAGTAGGAAAGTACCGTCTTTGAATTCTTGATAATATCCGATTGTCTTTCCTTTGTGATTTAAAACCAGTTTTTTAACTGTTGGCCTTAAATTGTTTGTTATTTTCATCTATTTTTCTAATCGCTTCCGTTATGTTTATCAATGCTTCGACCACCGATAATCCATATATCTCGCTATTAAAGTCCGATGCCTTTAATGCGTTAAACATTCGTGAACGGCGCGCAACTAGGTTATAACGAAGGGATTTCTCTTTTTCGAGTCTATCATCATCTTCTGCACAAAGTCGCTCTAATAGGGCATTGTGGCGTAATTCCTGCTCGGCTTTATCGAGCGTCATTGTGTCGTTTGCGATAATAGCCATTTTTCGCCTTCTTTGAAACTCCCGATATTTTTTTAACGCTTCCATGTTAGATAAACGAAATTAAAAACGCTAAAACGTATAATCCGAGAGAGAGGCTAATAATTATATGCCATGATTTTTTCCACTCCGCTATCAATTCTTTTATACTCATTTTATTATTTATTATTTTAATAATTCGACTTTTATTTTTAATTACTGACATGGAGGGAAAGGCAATAGTGAGGCTAAACTATTAACAGGGTTTATTTAATGCGACCCGTGAATTATCGCAACCTCAAAATTAAACCCTCCATGCCAGTAAAAAGAATAGAAACGCCCTTGCGACTATTGGGAGGCTATTTAATTTCGTCTTTTGCTATTATTCTTACTTCGTACAATCCATTTGGATAAACTTGTACGTTATTAAATTTTTCGTAAAGCTCGCTTCGTAATTCTACGGCTTTTTTTATGTCCTCTTCGGTTTCATAAGCCAACGTATATACTATTTCTTTATCCATGTTTTTATTCCCATTGCCTTTTTTTCGCTTCTATCCTTTTTACTGGCAACTATCCCAAAATCAAGGCGTAAATGCTTACTCGATTTATAAGCAAGGCGGTTATAATGCTTCTACTTGCGATTTATGGAATAGGGCGTAGCGTTTCGGATATAATGTTTTTTTGCTGTCATCATCCTCATTTCCTATCCATGTAATACCTTCTATTTTCGATGTTTCACCTTTCTTAACTTTGAAGCCAGTAGAACGCCAGCCGTTAAATGTTTTAGCGTCAACGTAGGGCGTACCTTCTAAGCCTAGCCTTTGCATTTGCATCATTACGAAATAAAATCCCGTATAACTTATTTTATAATCCGGCGACTCTTTCAAAATCGCTTCATATTTCGCTTTCATGTCTACGTCATTTTGGCTTAGTTCTTTATTTTTTTGCCAATTTTGACGCAAGGTTTTGAAATACTCTTTTTTTTGTTCAGTGGTATATGTAGTCATGTTTTTTATTTATTCCTATTGCCTTTTTTATTACGCCTTGATTTTGGGATAGTTATTATTTTTGTTTTCAAAGTACGGATTGTATAGTAAGATATAAGAAGGGACAACGAGTTTGAAAGCCTATTAAAAATTTATTGAGCTTATCTGCGTTTATCCCTTCTCAAATATCTAACTATATCCATCATAGTCTTGTCTCTTATAATGTCAATAACAAGACAAAGAAGTTATACACATTTATGAATGAAATTATTATAATCGTTATATTTCAAGCCATTTTTTTACTTATAGGCTATTATTTAGGACGACATACTCAACATAATATATTTAATGATGTCAATAGCGTTAAGCTAACAAAGCAGGAAAAAGAAATGATGAGAAATGATTTTAAAACGACAATAACTAGCCCATTTGATAAACAAAAGCATGAGCAAATGATAAATGACCTAACCAATGACAAGTCTTAAAACACGACATAGCATGGATATATGCTTATTATTATATCTAATCTAATTATATTTAATTAAATCTAATGCCTAGGAATAAATTACAACTCAATGCTATTGCAAAGGAATTCATAGCAAATGGAATGAATGCATCTCAAGCTGTTATGAAAGTTAGACCTAATTTAGCTAAACCTTCGGCTCAAGTTATGGCTTCTAGGATGTTACATAATGATAATTTTAAGCAGGAAGTCAATAGTCTATTGCCTAAGGATAATGAGGATTTAGAGCAATTTAACAAAGCATTTAACGCTAAAACAGAGAAAAGCATAAAGTATTCAGACCTTGCCAAATTCCTTGAACTCTCACTCAAAGCAAAGGGTAAGCTAGGCAATGACAATGCTAAAGCTAATACCAACATTGGGATAATCATTGAAAAATAAAGGTTTATTACCTTGTTCGCTTTATAGCTGTTGTGCGAACTTGACAGATGATAAGGGGTCGGGGTCTAGAAACAAAGGGTATGGGGTTTGAAAAGAATTATTAACATCCTCCCACATTAATTCTAAAAATAACTAAGTGAAACAAAGAGAAAATACACTACACATCACCAGAAGCATTCTAATACCCCTAGAATCAAAGTACCCCCCTGTTGAGTATCAGTTATCGACTTTTACTAAAACTTTTAATTTCGCCCAGTCAGAATTGATTTAAACACTATTCCTATGCCAGACTACATGCCCAAAGGTGGAGTTAAGGAATTACTCAAAAGCTCTAATGGCCGAAGATACCTAGCTAAGCTACAGGAACGCCATGCTCTTGACATACTTCAACCTAGTAATCCTAAGTTCGAGAAAGTGTACGGACAGAAGATAAAACAAGACAAGTCCAATAAAGAGAGAGATGAAAGTTTAGCCAAGTCTCAATGGGGAGAGTTAAAAGAACGAAAAAAAATAGGCCAATGGAGAGCTAAAAATCCAGGTCTTAAATTATCCAAACCTAAATGAGGTTTCCTAACCCATTCTAATGAAATTTAAATTTGCTGATGTTGAGTCCGGTGAAATAATTTCCACATACGAATTCAATCCTTCGCAAAAACGCTTTTGGACTTCTCCCAAGAAGTTCGTTTTATTTTCCGGAGGTTATGGTTGTGGAAAATCTCTCATGCTCATCTTAAAAGCCACTGACTTATGTTTGCGCTATCCCAAAAACTATATTCTTATGGGAAGAAAAACTTATCCTGAATTACGCGACTCCTTAATCAAAGACTTCTTCAATGTTGTTCCCGACAATTTAATCCAAGACTATCTTAAAGCTGAAGGTAGATTAAAATTCCGTAACGGCTCGGAAATCATCTTTAGGCACTTGGACACAATAGCTGAAGGTGAAATCCGTTCTATGAACCTAGGCGGCTTTTTTATCGACCAAGCTGAAGACATCTCCCGTAATGTCTTTCTGGGGTTAAGGGGCAGATTAAGACGTCAGGGCATACCCGACGGGGAAAGAAAGGGGTATCTATCCACCAACCCCGCCCTAACTTGGCTCTTTCACGACTTCAAACAAAACCCTGAACCGGAGTATGAAGTCATCGAAGCCTCTACACTCGAAAACGAAAAGAACCTGCCTTCCGAGTATGTCCAAGACCTCCTGAAATATCCTGAAGGGTATAAAAAACAATTCGTCTACGGCATCTGGGATTCCGACTTATTAGCTGACCGTATCGTGATTGCAAGAGAGTACCAAACAAAACTTTGGCAATATGAAATGAAACCCAAATTTCAAAGAGAGGGACTCGATGTTTTTAAGGAATATCAAAAAGGGCATAAGTACCAAATGGGCGTTGACCCTTCAGAAGGAGTTGTTGAACCCGGCGTGCCGGACGAGAAACAAAAATCTGATGAGTTCTCGGTTTCCATAGTTGACCTCTGTTGTGATGAAGAAGTAGCGTCCACGTCCGGTAGAATTCCTCCTGACTTACTTGCCGAGAAAGTAGAATTCTGGGCTTCTTTGTATTCGGATAAGGATAATAAAATCACGATTGTTCCTGAAATGAATTCAATAGGTCTTGCCTTGGTTAACGCTTTAATGAAAAAGGATTTGAAGATTTATCGGAGAGAGGAATTTGAAAAAAAGACGGGCAAGCGTTTTGAAAAAGTAGGCTGGCGTACTACTCGCCAGACCAAGCCTCTCTTGGTTTCCCACTTCCAGGAATTATGTCGATTAAGAGAGCCAAAAATCAGGAGTGCCAAAACCTTAAACCAAATCAAAACCTTTGTTTATTCCGATGAAGCCAACTTAAACGGCATGGGCGCGGAAGAGGGATTTCACGACGACAGGGTTATCGCTTCGTTCCTAGCCTTCTGGGAGAAGAAACAAGTAACCGCGTCCACCATTACTTCACCAGGAGGCGGAGAAAAGGAAAAAAATAATTCTCCTTATACAATTATTGATGGAAAGATTTATCCGAAGCGAAATAGTCAGTTGTATAAACCAACATTGGAAATTGAGAAGAGTTGGGTGCTAAAATAAATTATGGCATTACTAGACAGATTTTTTAAAGGCAACCAACCACAAGAAGAGAAGTTTTTTATTGATTCAACCGACGATGAAATTCTCGAAACCTTTACCGCGTGGCTTTCTGAATCTTCTTCTTACCATGATTATCTCTTAAAGAAACAAGAACTTGCCGAGCAGTATTATCGTGGCAATCAGACCGAGCGCGATATGCTCCCAGGACATAAAGTAAACTCTGTTGAGAACCGTATCTTTGAAGGGGTGGAGACAATAGTTCCAGTAGTTACGGCTAATGCTCATCAGTTCGTTGTCGTGCCTGGAAGTGAAAATGAAATCTCTTTAAATAAGGCGCAGAAACTTCAAAAGGTTTTAGGCAAGAAATATACGGAACTCGAAGTTCAGAAAAAGCTGGAGGACATTACCCGCCATTTAATGCTTTTCCGTTTTGGCGTAGCTAAATGGTGCTGGTCTTATGAGAAGGATGACCTAGATATTGAAGTTAAAGACCCTCGTTTGATTTTAGTTTCGGATATGCCAAGTCTTGACCTGCATGAGCTTCCTTACAAAATCGAACTTCAGGAATATACTAAAAATGAAATCAAAGACTACTGGCCGAAAATAAATGCGGATGAATTAACCGCGACTGCGGCTTGGGATAAAGTATCGGGCAACATTCCCAAATCATCTGACTATAAGGGCATGCTTACCTATAAGGTCTTTGAAGTCTGGTCGCGCGAGATGACCGCCTGGATATGCTCCGGGAAGATTTTAGAAAAACGGGAAAACCCCTATTGGGATTTTAAGGGTGAAGAAAAAAAGGAAAGATATTTTGATAGAAACGGCAAGCGTAAAAATAAATCCAAAGTAATTTTTCATAACCACCTAGACCGTCCTACTGACCCCTATGTCTTCTTCTCCCCTTACGGATTAAATAATCCCGCCCTAGTTGAGCAGGTGATTTCCATACAGGATTTGATTAACGTTGGCAAAAGAAATATTGCCGAGAATTTAAAGCGCATGGGTAATGGGCAAGTTTATGTTGATTCGGATGCGATGACCCAAGAGAAGTCTGATAATATTACGGATGAAATCGGTTTGGTTATTCGTGGTGAAGGTGTTGCGTCGGAAAATAAAGTAAGAAGAGAACCAGGTGTTCCTTTGCCGGAAGCTCATTTCGCCAACTTAACTCATACGGAAGCAACCTTTGACAATATTATGGGCGTTCATTCCGCGACCAGAGGAGCTGCCAATGCTAAAACTTTAGGTCAGGACATTC